TTCCTCCTTCTAGTGCTGCTGTTTCTTCTGGTGCTGTCGCCGCCACTGTTGATGTTCCTTCTCCTCCTTTCAACGTTAAGATTACCATACCGTCTACCTCATCACTCCCAGTACCACCTTTATTTATTTGATTGTTTAAAAATCCATTTACCTTAGACTCTTCACTTTTACCTAGCCTAACTTTCTTTATTTCTCTTGTTGGTACTACAGCTTCCTCCACGCCCTTAACGCTCTTCCAAAACGTCTCCTTATCATCCAGCTTAGATTTTTTTAATGTCATATTTGTATCACCTACAATGTAGTTGACTCCTTGATTCTGCATCATTGTAATGAACATTTCCCATTCCTTCTTACTCGGACCGACAAGTACCTTTCCACTTTTTTCCACTTTTTCTATTGTATGTACTACTGCTACTTTACTCGTAGTACCCGTCGCTTGTGTGACTTCAAACACTCCAAACTCCTTATTATTCTCTTCTACTCCCACATCCACCTCTTGAATGTTTGTAATATTTCCGTCGTTTTTATATATAGCAGAATAAATTTCACCAGTTTTAGTATCGCGTTCTATTGACTTCACAGAATAAGCGTCACCCAATATTTTATCTAAATGTTGAACTGATTCACATAAAAATAATACATCAACACCGTCCAGCGATTGTATTATAAATTCTTTTAATTTTTCCGCCGCCGCCCCCTTCATTTTCCTGTCTTTGTCTACTAATCCTTCGTAAAAAACATCATACACTCCGCCACCAGCGTCAAAACCACCGAATTTTTGAGTTTGCCACAAATCATTAAAAAATAATAACTGATATGCTTTATCTATTCTGCCTTTTTTGCTGTACTTTGTCTCGTCTCTTTGCCCCTCAAGATTTTTTATAAGTTCGCCTGAAATGTCCTTTTCGTTCCAGTCCGTATTCTTTGAATATACATGTTTTTCTAAAAAAGGGGGCAGTGCCGCGGCGATTTTATTGTGAAGATTTACATAATCAATCATGGAGCCTCTCATGCTCGAGATAGTCGAATATTCCCATTTTGTTTCGGTAGGAACGCCACTTGGAAAAACAATGTTGTTCACCAATTCCACCCATTTTTCAGTTATAGCCTCGCCATTTTGTCTGAAAAAAGTCATATACTTAGCGGTATCCTTGCCTTCCTCCGATAAACCCTTGCCTGGCGCAGATAAAGCCATAATATTTCCACATCTAAATTTAAAAGGAAACGACTCGCCAACGGTTGAAATAAGAGTATGATCAAACAAAATAGAATGATCACCTCCGTGTTTAAAACCTTCTTCTGGTGTTACTGAAAAAGCTCGGCATTCATCTTTGCCACAACTTCGCCCGACTACTCGTTCCATAGTTCTGTCACTATGTTTTTTCTGTTCACTCATATTTATATATTATACTTAGAAATTATATATTTTTTTTAACATCTACTAAAGGAACTTTATTTGCCACGTCTTTCAATATTTTTTTTGTATTTTTTTCCATCTCTTTATTATCACCCAATAATTTTTGAAGTATTTTACATCTCTCCAACGATTCTTTCTCATTGGTTTGCCAATTTGGATGTTCTTTCTCCCACTCTTCCAACGCCATAAACTGTTTTGTACGCATTTTCGACATCAAATCAAACGTTTTTCCTTTATTTTTCACATTATCTTCTTCCCACTGGTTATTATCCCTTATAAATAATTGCCCACTTTTCTTATTACTACAATGAATCGGTCTCTCAACCGCAGGCATATCCTCCAATCCTTTCAAAACCACATTTGTAATCCCATTTGTATAACCATTTGAATACGCATTCATCACATCTTCTAGATTATATTTCAAATTTTTGATAAAATCTGTCAAATTCCTCGCATTCCCACAATGTTTATCCAAAAATAAATTAATAGATATATTATTTGTCGTATTATTTGTTATATTTTGATGCGAAATTATTGAATCTTGACCAACAACGTCATCATAATATTTTATTTTTAAATTATCTATTTCTTTTTTTAATGCTGATAAACATTGTTTCGCATGTTTATAATATCCATGTCGTGTTTCAAATTTTTTCCCACATTTACATATCTTGAAAAACTTCTTATGTTTTCGCTTTTCATGTCTCACTAAATTAGATTGTTTTGTCGTTGTATAATTACATTTTGAACATTTAAAAGTTTTGGACATTTTTGATCGATATATAATATTTAAACATTTTTTTAAATCCTTTTTGCTCCGGAAGTTGGACACCGCATAAATCAAAAAAAAATACACACGTTTTTATTTAGACCAAATTTCATTTGTTTTTTTTATTTTTGTTTTGTTGAAAATGACTGAGAATGCTGCTCCGGAGCCAGTTTGACGTCTAAAAAAAAATGCTGTTGAATTGCTTTTCAAACCATTATATGATAACAAAAAGTTTACTACTAAAAAAAATAGTTGTCATGCGGTGTCCACCTTCCGGAGCAAACCGTTTTTTGCCGAAAAAAAGTTTTCAAAAAACGCTTAAACTTTTTCCTGAGCGTATTATGGTAAGGTTTATTTTGCGGAGGGTGGAAACACTTTGGTCAGTAACAGGTCCTTTTTTTAAGCAAAAAGTACCCCCTACATAAGCTGCCTACATAAAATTAATATTTATTTCAAAAAAATCCCCTAGGCGATGTAGTAGTTTGCAAGTTTAAGCGGTTTTTGAAAACTTTTTCTAGGATTTTAAAAAATATTTGTCGTTCCAAAAAAAAAAACTCAAAAATACTTTTTGCAAAAAATCGATCAAACTTTCGCTTTGGTAACAACTCTATAAATCACAAGGCTAAAAATGAGAGCGTACGTTACGATAAAATCGCAAAAAAAGTTTGGTGAGTTTTTTTGATCAAACTTTTAAATTGAATACTTTTACTATTAGTTTATTTAAAATTAAATAATTAAATATGTCAACTGACTGGATTCTGCGTGTCGGAGATGGTGGAAATTTTATAAGAAGTTCAAAGTATAATATTTGGGGGATTCAAACAACAACATCACCGCATGGTAAATATTTTATTAGTGCCGCCAAACCTGGAGATAGACTATGGTTTGTAAAGAATAAATCTAAAGGGAAAATAATAGCAGTATGCACATATAAATCATATAATAATCGCGTATTAGGTCCACTTATTAACATTACAATGAGTAATAAAGAACTTGGTTGGGAAGAATCATCCGACCCTAGAACTAATTGGACAAGTAATATTGAAATACATTATGAAAATTTTTATAATTTAACTGAGTGTGACCTTTTATCTCGCATAAAAGGTCCATCTCCCATAAGAAAAGACAGTGAAAAAATTCCATTAGATTTACCTACAGAATATAAATATATCGTTAGGTACAGTAAAGTAACACGAAATATATAATTAATTATAATGAGGATTTCGCGATAGTTTACAATGCTTACATGCCCACCTTGACCTCTCATCGCGATCTTCCCAATCTCTTTCCCATTCATGGTCGCATGTTTTATACAAAATTCCCCGCATTTTTCTAATTTCTTTCTGAATTACGTTTATTTTCCGAGAATAATCCAATTGGAGTGCCTTTTTTTCAGCGATTGAAGCAAATATTTGCTGCGCTTCCAAATTCATTTTAAATACATATAAAATCATATAATTATATGTATTCAATTTTTTTCTAACCCTTAAAATAATTTGTTATTATCCCTAATCCGACGACAGTGAATATAATACCAATCAATACATGCCAGTCAAACGGTGGTGACGCATCAAAATAAATACTAGAAACTAAATATATAACGATAATCGATAATGATATCATAATACATGGTAAAGTAACATCCGGTGATAATTTAAGCGAAGTTGTAAAGGATATATTAAAAATGTAGACGCATAATGAAATAATAAATAAAATAATTAACATTTCTGACTTACATTTAAATATGGATTTACAAGAATTATCCATTACATAGTGAATAAGTCCTAAAAATCCTACAATTATTGAAAGATATATGACCAAGTGTCTTGGATGTTTTACTATATTTTTATCTAATATATATTTTTTTCCCAAATCTACTACACAAACAAGCAAGAGCGCCAATAAAGCGTAGAAAAACCATGGTCTTTGTATTAAAGGTATAATTTTAGTGGGATTATGAATCATGTATATATATAAGAATGATAATTATTTTGACCCGGAAATTGAAGCGGCTTTAATTCTATTTAAACGGTCCATTTGTCCAACATTTGCCTCTAAATTAGATTGTCGGTGCTTATCATTTGATTGAGAACTAGATTCTGCTTTTGTGTAAACAACTTGTTTTCTGTTATTCGACTGAGCTGAACCAAATAAATTTACATTAAAGTGGCTATTTATAACGGAATCTTTTCTCAAAAATCCTGCGTTTTGAAGTTTCTTTGCAAGATGGCGACGCGGATGGCTTCTTGGCTTGGCTATACCTGTATTTGGTGCTGGACTTGGCATATATTATAACATTACATTTTTAATTTATCAAAATAATCACATTTGTATAATACACAAGTTCCCACTATGGCTATAATTAAATAATATAGTAAATAAGCTACTCCCGTAAGCTTTGTTATCTTAACAAAGTAGTCTGAAAATCCAAAGGCGGCCACATATAAAAATATAAATCCGAATTCATAGGGTAACATATACACTATATATAGATTTTAACATGTTAAATTCTCTCTAATCCATGTTTTTATTTTTAAATGTTGTGGTTTTAATATCTCTTGTAGGCCTGATAAGATATGCTGTATATCATTCTCATTAGATGTGTCTAAAATTAAGAGTGAATTATAAACAATGGAGAGAATTTTGTTATTGTATAGTTTTGTAATATTTTCAAAAACGCTATCTAGGCTTATGGAATCTTCTGCCGCTTCTTTAAATAATTCTGGCGATTCTAAACTTAATATATTTGTATATAATGTTAGGGTGTGACGAATTGATATTTTGTCTGTATTTTCATAGGTTTTTATTAGTTTATGTATACCTTTTATTGCGGTTGCCAATATTTTTTCATAAATAACACATGAATCTGGTTTATACCACAAATAATACCGACGTATTGCTTGAAATAAATAATATAAATCATCCTTATTGTCTTTCATATACCAACGAGTTACTCCTTGGCTCCACGATGGTAGTTGTAAATGTAAAATATTTTCCGATATACTTAATTTACTTCCAATGGGGCAGTACGCCAAAAGTGCTAATTGAATCATTACTTGTAGAGGTTCTAAAATCATATCACTTTTCTCTTTCACATGACTGATTTTATCCATTTACAATGTAGTAACATTTAAAATTTACATAATAAACTTAAAGTAAATATTATATTAATTATATGCATGCTTCAAATACCTATTTCAGATATTAAAAATACAAAATTTATAGAAAAAATACATGATTTATCTGGAAATAAACTTATAAAAGTCTTAGAATTAGGACTTATAGCGTACGATGGATGTGAAAATCAGAGTTTACGATGGGATAACAGTGAATTTAATAAAAAAATAGAAGCGATTCAAAACGAGTCTACGGAAAAACTACAACAACAAAAAAATAAATATGAAAAATCTTTAAACGATAAAGAGAGTTTAATTAACAGTATTAATGAAAATAATAAAAATTTAAAAACCCAATTATTCAATGAATTGAAATGTTCTTTAGAATTACAGTATAGGGAGAAAATAAATTTTAAAACAAAACAATATGACGATTTGGCATGTGAACATGGACGATTAAAAGAAAAAGCTGAAACCAATTTAACCACTTGGACCAATACTGAAAGAGAAAGAATATCTGCTCTAAATGATTATCACAAAAAAGAAATGAAGGAAGAAAGAGAAAAGTATGAAAAAAAAATAGACAAATTAAATAATATTGTACAATCTATTCATCTGATACAGGAAAATTCCTCGCTAAAGGGTCAGGTAGGAGAGAACATGATGTTTAAAATATTAACAATGTTTTATCCAAAATTTACCGTGGAAGACACGCATAAAGAACCAAATCGCGGAGATTTTATTATTGATACTGTAAATGATAAGAAAATATTGATAGATAATAAAGATTATAAAGGTAATATCCCCAAAAAAGAAATAGACAAGTTTATTTCGGATATCGAAAATAATGCGGACGTTCATGGGGGTGCCCTACTTTCAAATTGTTCGGGTATTGCGAAACGTGGTGATTTTGAAATAGAAATAATTAGTGGTAAGCCGGTCATATACTTATACAACACAAACGATAACAAACAAAAAATTAAATCTGCGATAGATTTATTACTTTCCATCATTAACACCGAACATATTGATTTTTCTGATCCCGAGATTCACACAAAAATCAAGGGGTATTCAAGTGAAATCAAAAGAAAAATTTCCCAAACACGTCGTTATTTGAAAAAACACGAAGAAAATATGTTATCTTCTATCTTAGATATTGAAAATTCGTTTAAATCTCTGCTTTTAACAACGAAAGTAAAATATTAACAAAATTTATTTAGATAGATGTAAATATAAAATATTAGTTAATATATATAATGTATCATGAAATGCCAAAACAAGCAAACGATTATTGTATAAAAATAATAACAATAGGGAATGCTAATTCTGGTAAAACATCGTTAATAGAAACATTTTGTAGAAACAAATATTTTAAAACATATGAACCCACAATTGGTGTGGAATTTCAGTCAATGATTTTTAAAGACAGCGGTATTAATTATAAATTAATGTTTTGGGATACAGCAGGTCAAGAGACATTTGCGCCAATTATTAAATCATACTATAAAAATATAGCAGGGATATTTTATGTAGTAGACCTATCGGATAGAAGAAGTATTCAAAAATTTGATTATTGGTTAGACGAATACAATAAAAACAAAACATGTGATGTAAAAATGTTAGTTGTTGGTAATAAAATAGATAAAAACAGAGTTGTAAGTAAAGAAGAAATAAATAATTTAATCCGTAAAAGGCGATTAGATTATATTGAAGTTTCCGTGAAAACTGGTGAAAATGTAAAATTATCATTAAATATGCTATTAAAAAATATATTGACTAATTTTGATAAGGAAACCCATCCCGGAATTTACAATTTAAAGGAAAAAAATGAAGTGGCATTGCTACTAAAAGAAGAACGTAATTGCCAAGATACATGTTGTACCATATGTTAATTTTGATATTTAATTGTGGCATAAAATGAAAAATTCCAATCGTGATGTTTCATTTCAATTGGGATTCCTTTATCGTTTACTAGTTTTATTCGTAGTTTTTTTAAATTTACTGGACCAAAATAATAACGTTTTGTATATTCTGGGTTTACATTTTTAAAAATTGTGAAATTTGAATTTTGATCTAACAAAATTCTTCCAAAAACATCTCTACTATTAGGGCTATGATATCTATCCGATTTTCGCGATACCATAGCGTTTCTTATTTGTTCTATAGTATATCTTTGCGCCGTGGTTAAATTTGACGACAAATCTTTATTCGCGTATTTTTTTCCACATGAAGTATTATACTCCGGATCGTTTAAACCAAGACAGTCGTTTCCGGGTTTCATCGTCGTTCTTACATAATAACTCGGCATTGAAAAGCTTCCGGTATTATTTCCGAATGAGACTAAATCCTGATTTGGCTTATTACTGTTAAAATCATCCATAGTAATATACAAATAACTTGAACCAAACATGTCTACATCTGCTTCTGCTATTATTTTATCGCCCGGTGCCAATGAATATTTTGTTTCGCGGAACCCTAGTAACCATCCCAAGTTATAATCGACTTTTCCCCCGAAACCTGTTTTATTACACACATTATCATCGGCGGGAACATCTAAACTATACCATTGTAATACCACTGTTGCATCGCCTGTATTTTCTATTTCTATCTCATTCGGAAATGTTTCTGTAAACTCTAGATTTGTTGTTTTTGTATTTAATTCATTCACTAATTGTTGAATTGTTGTATATTTTCGTTCTGTTATTTTTACAAATGTTTTGACACCATCTACTTCTTCAATATAATAATGAGTACCATAATCTTTTGAAAATACTTTCCAAGTATGGGGAATATAAACATCATTAAGGGTAATATCCAATACATTATTAAGAGGGGGTTCCATATTTACTGTGAAATCCGAGGCAATCTCCATTAATTTGTTATTGCTACCGACAATAGTATTACCCGAACAGTCTGAATCTAATAAAATACTTCTATAATGACTATCAATTGTTACTAATTTTCTATATGTATTGCGGAGTAAAGGATTTTTATAATCTGTTGATATCTTATCAAATGGTCCTGCCGGCATAGGATTAGCATCTTTTAAGTTTGCTATTCTTGTTTCGCCCATCACCTCTTTATCATACAATGTCGCTTTTGTCGGACCCCTTGTATTAACGGGTATAGCTTTTCTCGTGATTCCACCTGCTGATATTTCTTCATCAAATAAATCACGAACTGTGCTTTCTTTTTTATAATTTAAAAGTTTTTTATTTATTTTATTAAAAAAATCAAGGAAATTATCCCTAACAGCAGCACTTAAATCCTCATTTTTTTTGAATTTTGTTTTAATTTTTTCAACTGTAGTGACTATTTTTTCATTTGTCAAAGGAATCTCACTACCCAAGCCTAATATATTAATCAACTCTTCGATGCTATAATTTTCTATATCAAAATCAGTTGGTTTATCTATTTCACCGGACATTAAATTATAATATATACAAACAAAATACTTTTATATGATAACTTATAAATTTTATAAAAATCAGCAAAGTAATCAGAAAAAAATTGAATAATAAATATATGATATTGTTTTGTATCATTAACTTATTTTACATTGTAACCATGGCATCCAAATGTCAGATTTGTCTTGAAGATTGTAAGAAAACCATTCATTGTGGCTTTTGTGATTTCGAGGGTTGTAAATCATGTGTAAAAGAATCTATTCTTTACTCTGTAAATGACCCCGAATGTCCAAAATGTAATAATGTGTGGTCATATGAATTTTGCGTTGGAAATATAAATAGAACATTCATGGAAAAAGATTATCGCAATAGACGTAAGGATATTTTATTTGATGTTCAAAAAAGTAAGATTCCAGGTACCATGGGGGCTGTAGAAAATGAAATTAACCGTGAAGAACTAGCGGAGAAATCTACAACGTTAAAAGTAGTCATCGATGATCTACAAAAACAGTTAAGACAATATCAAGATATGCTAATTGTGAATGAATACGAAAAATCAAAACTGAACCGTGAAAATAATATCAAAAAAATATTTAAAAAAAAATGTCCAAAAGAAGATTGCGCTGGATTTCTATCACAACAACATAAGTGTTCAGTATGTGCTACAACTGTTTGTGAACATTGTAATGAAATTATTTTAGAGAATTTTGACAAAGGTTACGGTGACGGCGAATCAAAACACAAAGAACATGAATGTAATCCTGATGCGGTGGCTTCATATAAAATGATTAAAGAGGAAACAAAACCATGTCCTAACTGTGCTACAGCTATTTACAAAATTGATGGATGCGACCAAATGTGGTGTACTAGTTGTCATGTAGCTTTTAGTTGGAAAACAGGACAACGGGTAAGTGGGCGGATTCATAACCCACACTTCTATGATTGGAAGAAAAATAATGAGGAGCCTAATCGCGAAGTTGGAGAAATATTGTGTGGCGGCGTCATCGATATACGTATTATACATAATTTACTAAGAAAAACAAAAAATCTGAAAAAAAATTACGGTAAAAATCACAATCTAATGTCGTTTTGTCACGATCGTGAAGTTTTGTCGTTGCCGATATTTAAAAATTTGACCTCGCAAATTAAGTTTTTAACTCATATGACAGTTTTACATAGAGAAATTACACATTTCCAAGAAGTGGAATTGGATAAATATAGGAGAATCTGTAATGAACAAGACCCTATGTTTAAATCGAGAATTGCTTTCATCCGGGGAAAAATTACAGAGAAAAAATTTAAAAGTCAAATCATTCGTAGTGATAATATAAATCGCAAATCACAACTTATATTGAATATTTTGGAGATGTTTTATGTTACATTTCTTGAAACGTATAATGATATGTGTGATACAATTCATAAAGAGGTATGTGATATTGAAAAACCTAAACCAACAAGTAATGAAACCTATTGGCAGCTAAATAAAAATCGTTTTATTGAAATCCGCGATAAGATTACTTGGAGCATAGATAGAATGGGAAAACTAATTAATTACAGTAATAAAGAATTATGGGAAATTTCAAAAATTTATAACCAAACTGTCCCTATAATTAATTTTCCAAATGTTGTAAATAAAAAATACAATGACAAGGATTTTCAATGTTACACTGAAGATGGCATTTCAAAAATGCAAGGTAAAACTAAAAATGTTAAAATTAAAGGAGAATTACAAGAGAGATATTTCAATAACTCAAAATGGTTTAATATTAAGATGGGAATATGGAAATGGGAAACGCCAAAGCACGAAAGACAAATATACACTTCTCTTAACAGTCTTATAGATATTTCATCAATAGAGGAATTAAATAAAAAATCAAAAAATGTTGCTGTTACCAATGTTCGTACCTCTCAGGAACCCACCGGTCACCACGGACCGGGTATTCGCGTTTAAAATAATTCTTGAAAGAAATCTAAAATACATTTAATCTTATTTGTATCAATATCTAACGCAGGACAAATATGTCCTTTTTCTATTTGACCACATTTATCACATCTTTTTCTATAATAATTTCGCATTGGTTTCTTTTTAATCTTTTCACCTTTATCAGGACACGTAGTTTTATTATGACCAACTTTATCACAAATAGTACATCTTGTTTGTTTTCGCTTTTTTTTCTTATATACACAACCAAACCTATTATGTGGTACAACAGTCAAACCATGTCCTCTTTTAAAATGCCTCGCACCCTTAAAAAGAATTCTCTCCAAACTCTCAATAATTTCTACATTTTTATCTAATAATTCCAAACGACCAATTCGGTGCTTTCCATTATAGACATACCGATTATAGTTTTCATTTTCATAAATCCGCCGCCTATTTTCATCCTTCAAAACATTTTTAATCTTACCTATCCCCATTATTTCATTCGTCGTGTTATTCATTTCTATAACATAAACATATGATTCATATGGGATTGTACTTGATATTTCTTTGTCAAAGCCGTAGATACACTTAAACGAACTTTTTGCGCGATATTTTTTATTTTCCTCATAAGTTAATTCGTTGAAACGTGCGACGGTTATAATGAATGACATAATTCTCTCTAAAAATATTTATGGAGAGAATTATTCAATTTATTTCGTCAGTGCTCTTTTTTAGTGCTCTTTTTTTAGTGCGCTTTTTTCAGTAGTTCATATAATGATAAGATAGACGCACCCGTGGCCTGGTCTTTCAAGAAAGATACCCCAGCAATGTCTATATGTAACCATTTTGTGTCTTCCGGTACAAATTCACTTAAGAAAGCAGCGGCTAAAATGGTGCCAGATGATGCCGTTGCGCTAGAATTTTTAACATCGGCAACGGTTGATTTTAAATATTTATTGTATTCTTTCCATAAAGGTAATTCCCAAACACGCTCATTCACCTCTTCAACAGCTTGTTTGTATAATTTAATTAAAGGATTATAGTTCCCCATACTAATGATAGAAAGGTTATTGAAAATAGAACCGGCTTGACCTGTAAGAGTAGATACATCAACAACAAATTTTGGGTTAAATTGTTCCGAATATGATAAAGCATCTGCCATAATAAGCCTGCCTTCGGCGTCAGTATTTAAAATTTCTACGGTTTTTCCACTATGACTTTCAATAACATCACCCGGTCTTTGGGCATCCGGACCAATCATATTTTCGACAAGCGGTATTAGGGCAACAACATTTTTTTTAAGATTGTTTATGGCGCAAAGTTTTAAAACACTCCACGCAACAGCAGCCCCAGTCATATCTGTTTTCATATCATGGAAATCGTATCTCTTGAGATTAATACCACCTGTGTCAAACATCACACCCTTCCCAACCAACACAATAGGTTTTTCCTTTTTATTTGGCATCCATTTTACTGTTAAAAGATATGGATTTTGATTTGAACCTTTATTGACAGCCAGAATTAAATTAAATTTATCTTTTTTTAATTTTTTCTTATCAAATATTTCAATGGATAGATTTTTTTTCTTGAAATTTTTCACATTTTTTAAAAAAGCATCTGTTGTCATAATATTTGCTGGTTGATTTACCATAGTTCGCATTTTATTTATAACTTCTCCTTCAAGTACACTATTTAAAATAAGTTTTTTTAAATTTTTAACACCACAAAAAATAATCTCTAAATTTTGTTTTTCTTTATAATCATATAAATAATATACAGTTCGTATGACTTGATATCTAATAAATGATTTAATTGGTGATAAAATGATTTGAACTCTTAATTTTTTTTCTTCATCTTTTTCTTCAAGAATACTACTACATATATCTTTAATACTTGAATCCAAGTCATCCTTAGAGCATTTTCCATCACTTACTTTTGATATAATAAATAATTTATCACCAACCATTTGCTTTAAATATTTCTTTTTCTTATCTTTAAAGTATTGTGTCATCTTTTTTGGAAATTTAATTTTAAATTTTTTTTCTAATCCTCTAATATTTTTTTCAAAATCAGAACATATAAGAATAACAAAAATGTCTATTTTTTTATTATTTACAATATTTGTATATTTATACATATAAATATTGTGCATATTAATTTTTTAATTGTTTAAAATGATAATATATATCTTTTACAATCTCTCTATACCATGGTTTAAACATCTTGAACTTTTTGTTTAAGTTTTCCAATTTAAGCCACATTAATTTATCTTTTTCATAGAAACCCTTTTCTGATATTTTTGATTTATCTTTATTAAACATTTTCATATAATGCTCGCGAAATTTTTTTGGTAATTCCCAGTGTTTTTTTGTCATTTTAATATCAACAACAAACGTTGTATATTTACCTTTTTTTGACACATACACAGTGTGATTTTCTATTAACTGTTTAATATTCTTTTTATCACCTAAAAACCCCATCGATTCTTCCCAACCTTCCCGGATAGCCGTTTCCTTTGTTGTCTCTTTCTTTTCAGGAGTTCCTCCGAAATCTCTCCAGTCTTCTGTTTTGTTTACATACATTGATTCTCGTGAAAATAAAAAATATATATTTCCATCTTTTATAACAATTGGTAATATCCCACCTCCCATTATATATATATACCTTCTAAAATTATGGAGAATAAAATTCAAATTTACTTTTATCTATTGAAAGCAATGTATCTAAATTATCGAGATCAATTATTTCATATTTGTTTTTCCAATATACATACATATCTGCAGCAGGTTTTGTTAGAGTCATTGCCATTTTAAGCAAAAATTTCATCATATTCGAGTTATTTATTAATATGATACTTTTTTGTAAATACAATGGTTTCATTTTTTTCATTTTTTTGATAAAAGCGACCAGTTTGTAAATAAAATGTAATGGAGCTGTTTCTACTTGTGTAACGTCGTAAATCATATAAAAATATTTTTTATGTAAAAAAATTCGTAGCCATTCTGCAAAAAATAAATCGGCATTAGCTTTCAATATTTTATTATTGTTAAATACAATTTTTACTTCTGGAAATTTTGAATAATCGTAATGATAAAACTTCATTAAATATTACTTTGATTTATTTTTTCTTATTTTTTCTTATTTTTTCTTATTTCTGTTTTTAATAATTGAATTTCATCACCCATTTTTTCCTGTGTATCCAATATAACACTTTTTTCTAAATCCTGTTTTAATTTATTTTCAACATTTTTCAAAAAATTTTTTAACTCTTTTTTTTCTACTTTACTAAGTTCTAGGGAAAAAATCTTTCCCCCCAATTCAACTATTTTTGTATGTAAAATATTAAGATTATAGTCAATATTGATATTTAATAAAGAAATAAGTTCGGGTTTTGAATAATTATTTATATTTAGATCAAAATTTAAGTTAGACATTAAACTAATATAACGATATAAATTATTATTTATGTAAAATATTCTTTTACACCTTTGAACATTTAAAACGCCTATTTCAACCATTTATATTTAGTGAATCCTTCAATAATTTCAGTATTATCATCGATAGAAAAACAATTTATTGTTGCATTTATTAAATAATCATCTCTTACAATATAAAGTAATTTTGTATTTGGGTTCCAATCACTACGATAATTATTGTCATCCCCATT